TACGGCCGACTCATGATTATGACCGATGCAGACTTGGACGGAAGTCACATCAAGGGTCTGGTCCTGAATATGTTCCACGTGTATTGGCCGAAACTGATCGACCTTGGGTTTGTGGTCTCCATGGTGACGCCCGTGATCAAGGCAGGCAAGTCGTGGTTCTTCACGGAAGATGCGTTCCGTGAGGCGCAGGCTCAGCGGTCTGGTGGGCTCCCGGGTCCGGTCAAGTACTATAAGGGTCTGGGAACATCGACAAGTGCCGAGGCCAAGGAGTATTTCAAGCAAATTGATAAGCTGACTGTTGCATTCGGGTCGGACAAGGATATGAATGAGTCTATGATGCTTGCGTTTGCAAAAGCCTTGGCAGACAATCGCAAGGAATGGCTCACGAAACATATGGCCGAGCCACCCCCAGGTGTGCCATACGGCCAAGTCGCCAAGTTGAGCGTCTCGGACTTTGTCCACCGCGACCTTGCCAACTTTAGTGCCGAGGACATTAAGCGTTCGATTCCACACGTCGCGGATGGTCTCAAGCCCTCTCAACGCAAAGTCATCTATGCGTGCCTCAAGAAGGGTCTGACACAGGACATGAAGGTTGCACAGTTGGCAGGGTACGTGGCCGAACACACGGCGTACCACCACGGTGAAGCCAGTCTCCAAGGAACGATTATCAATTTAGCCCAAAATTTCGTCGGGGCAAACAATCTGAACCTGCTTGAACCCTCTGGTCAGTTTGGGACGCGCTTGGCAGGTGGCAAGGACGCAGCCAGTCCCAGGTACATCTTCACGCGTCTCAGTCCCTTGGCCAAAAAGATCTTCGATCCGACGGATGCCCCTGTGCTCAAGTACGTGGTGGATGATGGTCAGCGAGTGGAACCCGAGTACTATGCACCTGTGCTTCCCATGATCCTTGTGAATGGTGCAGAGGGGATTGGCACGGGCTTCAGCTGTTACGTCCCGCCATATGACGTGGAGATCATCAAACACAATATCCGGTGTGTCCTTGACCAGGTAGCGATGGCCCCGATGGTCCCACACTTCAAGGGCTTCAAGGGCAAAGTGACAAAGACGAAGGAACACACGTGGACGCTTGAGGGTCTCGTGTTTGGTGAAGGGTCTCGGTACCATGTGACTGAACTGCCCCCGGGTAAGTGGATTCAAGATTTCAAGGAACACTTGGATGACATGGTCGAGAAGGGAACGATTCAAAAGTACGAGAATCACTCGACAGAAACCCAACCAGACTTTCAAATCTGGGGTGCCGCCTTTGACGACCCCGTGAAGGATCTCGGACTCATCAAGACGATCCATACATCGAACATGTACCTGATCTCGGCAAATGGAGCGGTCAAGAAATACGCGAGCCCTGAAGAGATTCTGGTCGACTACGTGGAGATTCGATTGGGTGTGTATAAGAAACGCAAGGCATGGCTTCTCAAGGAATTTGATTCTGAAATTGAGTGGCTCAGTGAGAAGGCCAGATTCATCGCAGGGGTCATCAACGGGTCACTCAAGGTGTTGAACGTTCCCTTGACACAAGTCCAGAGTCAGTTATCCAAAGCTCAATTTAAGGATGAAATTTGGGAGAAGCTTTTGGATATCAAGACGTACCAGTACGTGGCAGAGGAAGTCAAGCGTCTTCAAGATCTCGTGGCAAAGCGGAAGCACGACCGAGACGCGCTCAAGGCGACGAGTGTGGTTCAATTGTGGAAGAATAATCTGAGTGAGTTGTAGAGGGAATGCAGAAAGCGTTCCAAAATGTGATTACACTTGAAAGACAAGTACAGGCGTCTATATTCAATCTCTTTAACAAGGACGTGGGACCACGTGCTCCAGTACCAACACCAGTCCCCGTGATGTCAAGTTCAGTTTCTCCGATTCCCAAACAAACTCCCATTGCTCTTTCTCCGATTGACGTAAGCGGGTTTTATAAAGTGACAAGTCCAACTGAAGTGACGTTTTACGCGTCAACAGATGTTCCAACTGTTCCTGTGAGTCCCGGTTGGTCCGGTGTAGGTTTTATTGGAATTTTAGGTCAAACACAAGTCACAAGTGTCTCGAACGTTGCAGGTGCTACGGAGTATGGAGCTTATAAATGGTCATTTACTCTTCAGACGGACACAGACCAAAACATACAAGGAACGCAAGAGTCTGTAGGCGCTGTTCTTTATCCACCGAACCAGTTACAGTACAACACTAGAAGAACGCAAGTTCCAGTCTATGGATACTACACAACACTTCAAAACATCGTCAAGTTTTATTTTTTAGCACCACCACCTACTCAAACGGGGGTCGGATGGCTGATTACGGGCCTTCCTACATTCAAAGTGCCTTTACAGATCACGTCATACTCTCAAAATTTGGAAATGACCTCTTCAACTCCCCTTTCATTCGCAACACTCGTTCCAACCGACGGAAGTGTTCCACCGGAAAGTGCCGTTCCTATCTACGTAAACGGAGTTCCTGCGATGATTCAAGAGCCTTTGTTTATGAACGCGTTCGTTCCTGGAAAATTCACAAACTACGTTTCCCCTACGACCGCAAGTGGAATACCAAACGTTCAGGTCCAGCTCAACTCGAATGTTCATGCTGGAAACTATCCCGAACTAAGACCACTCAATACAGATGTGGAATGGCAAGATCCACAACCCGGAACGCGCCTCTTTCCAGAAAGCAAGTACATCGAAGAAAAGAACAAAGGGTTCAGTTCGGGTTCAGTCCTTTCACTTCAGGCGGTTGGTCCTCAGGAAGAGTACCTTTGGACGGATGACATGAGCAAGTCTCAGTGGAATCCGGCATTCAAACGATACTCCAACTTTGTGATGTACCAAAAGGTGTATCCTTTTCCACCTCCAAATCCGTACTATCAGGGGTCGGTCGTTCAGATTGAGCTCCGCCCAACAGAGTTGGGTCATTTGTTGTCAAATATGTACCTCGGTGTGACTCTTCCTGCTCTTTCGGGAGATTCTAACTATACACCAAATGTCGGACGTGCTCTTTTAAAACAAGTGGATCTTCTCGTAAACGAAACAGTCGTCGAAACTTTGTATGACGACTGGTACGTTATTCGAGACCAACTGTTTCTTGACGCAGATGAGAATCTCGGACTTCAGAACGCTATCAACGCGCAGAGCGCCATGCCCATGACGTATATGGGTTCAGGAGGTGACTCAATGACTGTTGAGAATGGAACTGCCATACACACGTTTGTACAAAGTAATACGTTCACGGTCAATTATGGAACGTACGTGAACATCTTGGTAGTCGGTGGAGGTGGTGCAGGAGCACCAGGTGGTGCCGGTGGTGGCGGCGGAGGCGTCATGCAACAGTCAGTCTTTCTCCCCTCAGGAACGTATACCGTGACTGTAGGGCCTGGTGGCACACAGATAAGTTCGAACGGTGGAAGTTCGAGTTTTAATGACACTTATAACGCATCCGGAGGACTTGGCGGTGCGTTTGGAGGAACGAGCGGTACGGGATACATCTCGAACACGGCCTTTACTTACCTTTCGAACGTCGTATATAGTTCGGGAGGCGGTGCGGGTGCATCTGCAAACGTCACAACTGGTACGGGGTCGCTTGCGTTCACAACGGCATTGACACTCGGAAGTGGTGGTAAAGGTCTTGCCGTGAATGATGCGCTTTCTGGACAAACTGCGTACTATGGTGGCGGTGGCGGAGGCGCAGCGAACACGTCGATTGTAGGAACATTAGCAACACCTGGTGGTGTAGGCGGGGGAGGTGTCGGATCCGTGAACGTGAATGGTGTTGTCACGCAAACACTTAGCCCGATTGCCCTTGTTTCTGGACTTTCAAATCCATTAGGAATTGCAGTCGATACAGGTTCAAACGTGTTTGTCGCCGATAGTGGAAACAATATCATTCGAAAAATAGATCCATCTGGAACGAACATTACAAACCTTGGGCTCGGAAATTTCCGAGTGCCACAGGGTGTCGCGGTTGACTCGCTTTCTAACGTGTACGTGTCTGACACGGGAAACAACGCCGTCAAGAAGATCAATAGTACGACGGGCACTATCACAACATACACGCCACCGTCATGGGGATTTATAGGTCCGTCGGGAATTGCAGTAGACGCCCAGTCAAACGTGTATGTCGTCTCACCCCCACTCGGAAACGTGTTTAAGATTAATAGCACAACACTTGCTGTATCAAATCTTGCACGTCCTGTAAATGGATGGAACGGTCTCAACGGCGTTGCCGTCGATTCTCAAGGAAACGTGTATGTCACAAATACCACGAACGTCTCTGTGATTAATAGCACGACATCAGCTGTATCGAACCTTGCGGTTCCTCCTGGGGGGTGGAGTAATGTCATTGGAGTTACTGCGAATTCGAACGTTTTCATTTCTGACGCGTACGGGAGTAACGTATGGTCATATAACGTCGCATCAAGCTCGTATACGCTCGTGGCGACACAGCCAACCGTTTTGTACCCCACAGGAATTGCTATAAATTCCGCTTCAAACGTGTACGTCTCATCAACTGGGTCGAATCAGATTATTAAGATTGTTCAGGGTAATGCGTCTCTTTTTAGTACGCTTGCATCGGTTGCGTTCAATAATCCCCAGGGCGTCGCGTCGGATATTTACGGAAGTGTGTACGTCGCGAGTACGTTCGAAAACGCTATAAAGAAAGTTCTTCCAAACGGAACGATACTCACCTTAGCCTCCGGAAGCTTTAACGCCCCACAGGACGTGACCGTTGATGCGTATGCGAATGTCTATGTTGCAGACACGAATAACAGTGCCATAAAACGCATGAACTTGGACGGAACAAACGTCGTTTCTCTTGGGTCGGGGTTTTCGTTCCCACAAGGAGTTGCGGTTGATTCACTTGGAAACGTCTACGTCAGTGATACGGGAAACCAGGAAGTAAAAGTCATTCTTACAAACGGAACGATACAGACGCTTACGAATCCGGGATGGGTTTCACCGGCCGGTCTCTCAGTTGATTCATCTGGAAACGTGTTCGTTGCAGACGCTGGTCTCGGAGGCGTGTTTGAGATTCTTGCGTCGAACAACACCGTTGTCCCGCTTGCAGCACCACCCGGTGGATGGCTTATTCCATACTCTGTGAGTGTTGATACGCTTGGAAACGCGTACGTGGCTGATGCAGGCTATACGGGAATTTTGAAGGTTTCAGGTCCTACGGTGACTCAAATTGCAACGGGAAGCTTCTCAACACCTTTTGGTGTTTTTGTAGAATCGACTGGAAACATTCTCGTAGCAGACACGGGTCACAACGCCGTGACACGAATTAATAACGGTGCGACATCTGGCGGATTTGGAGCGGGCGGCGGGGGTGGTGGCTCGTTCGGAACACCACCCGGGGACGGAGGGTCTGGAACGGTCATCATTACATACGCGTCACCTCAAAACGTGGTTCCCCAAAGCACTCTCGTCATCCCACTCGAGTTCTTCTTCTGTAGGCGCTATTCACATAGTAACAAAGGTCGCGAACGCCTTCGCAAACCATACTTTCCCGTATGCGCCATGTGGAATCAGCGTTTGTACGTGCGTTTCACGTTTCAGCCAAACACGTGGTGGTGTAACGCACCTCTCGAAAACAGAACGGATATCTATCCACCGTACACAACTCTGTGGCCTCGACTCATCACTGAAGAAATCTTGTTGGAAAATGCGGAAAAACTGTACTATCAAAACACACCTCTCAAGTATATTGTGAATCGAGTTCAGAAAGAATCGACTCTTACATTCACAAGTGCCAATCCAACTCTTCAATTAACTGCAAATTACCCTGTTCAAGTCCTTGCATGGTTTTTCCGAAACAAGAATTATGAAAACGTAACGGACGGTCGGTACTACGCTTCTCGGTACAGTTATGGATACACAACACAATACATTCAGACGGGTATCGAACTTCAATTTCCTTCGGGAAACGCAAACTTCGTGGATGTGATTAACACTGCCAAAATTACTTTGAACAACGTGGACATTTTGAGTACGTTCCAGGGGTCTCTGTACTATTCGTTCAAGCAACCTATGGAGCACTATCTCTCAATTCCTTCAAAGAATATCTACGTGTATTCTTTCGGGTTGACTCCGAAAGAGTACAATCAGGGTGGGTACCTTAACTTTTCAAAGTTAAATTCACAAACGACATATATTCAGTTGAACTTTAACGCATCTTATACGAACCAACTCATCAGTGGATACAACTTGTACCTATTTTACTATGGATACAGTCTTTTACAGTTTCAGGGTGGGTTTGCTTCCCTTCCGTTTCTGTAAGCTTTCGAAGAACTTCTACAATTCCGTTCGAAATTGCCCATCGCAAAAAGTTCAATTGGGCGCATGTGGTTGTCAGACCCTGAAAATCGATGCGTTCTGTCCGACAAAACGGATCAAAAAGCTTTTTACTGTACCCGTCCAGACTGGACTTGTATGCTACGTGTACCGTAAAGACCTTGCCGTTTGGGGCCGTAAAAGACACGTGATTCGCCTTTGAATAGTTCGTTACAAACCATTCAAGCTTCCGGAGAGACGGGCCCTTCCCATGACCTAGAATGTCGTGGAGTTGTTCGCGATTCTCGGGAACCTCAAAAAACTTGGTGAGACTCGAAAGTAAAAGATCACTTTTGCTTCCCATTAGTAAATTTTAGTTCAAAATCTCTAAGCCTCCCAAGGCGGCGCCTCCTCCTTCTTTTCGGGCGGGTTTTCTGTTTTGTAGTGAGGCGCTTGACATTGATGGAACCCACAGTACCCATTCTCTTTGGGCTTTTTGAGACACCTCTGCTTACTTTTCAGAATTCCTTTACAGAAGTTTCCTTCGACCCGTACCGTGTCTTTGATGAGCCGCTCGATGGGAATCTCGTACAGACGCGAAACCTCCTCGAGCACGGCCCTGGACCTGAGATTGACTCGACGCGCCACTTCGTCTTCTATACTTTGAAGAATCTGTTGTTGATAAGCATCCTGCTCCATATCTACTATATGTTTGGAGCTTTTAAGGGACGTGAAAACCGGGCCAAGAACGCTTTTCGAGCCTCGACCTCCGCCGAACTCGATGTCTTGACCATGAACTTTTTGTCAAAAATGAGGTCCGCACTGACCAGAGGTTCCAAAAGGTCCTGTACGGGCTTTTTGAACTGGTTCGTAAAATAGTACTGGTAGTCAAGTGGAACGCCCTTTTCCCGGGCCCATGCAGGATCTTCTGCCTTTTCGAACATCTTTCCTTCACCTTTCACGATGACAAAGGCAACGCGATCGCCTTGTTGCGGCTCGGAGCCCGGGACGCGCGTACGCATCTTGTCCCGAACCGTGACGTGTGGTTGCGGAACCTTGTACTCTGCCGCGAGTTGCTTACTCATCAAGAGCTTATCCATCGGGACTTCACCCGCCATGAGTTTCCGAGCCGCATCACGCGCAAAGTCAATGACGGGTGTGGGATTGCTGGACTCGAGGACCATCCCTAAGAGACTCTTGAGCGTTTCACGCACGAACGGGCACGAGTCTCGCCGAACCACCTGCAGACCCTTGACGTCAATCTTTTTGAAGACGACCGCATCTCCTTTCTTTTCGTACATCTTTGCCGCGTACCGTTTCTTCGAGTACAAAAAGTACGGACAATAGACCTTCTCCAACTCCAAATCGTTTGGCGCCTTGAACAGCTTTGTACACTGTTCGGCCGCCTGCTCACCGAGATGCCATGAGTAGTCGATCGCTTCTTGACCTTTCCGCCCTTGGACGTCAAACTCAACCATCACGGAGTCCGTATCCCCGTACCGAACTTTGGCACCTGGAAAGTTCGCCTCAACATAGTTCTTGGTCTCTTCAATCATTTGTCGTCCACGCATAGTGACGGTCGAAGCAATGGCAACAAGCGGTAAAATACCTTTCGAAGCCCCGCAGAACCCATAGATACTATTCATCGAGACTTTGTACGCGAGCTGTTGGCCGTTATACACAGCCTCCATGGGTGTTCCCTCGGCAGCTGCCATGAGCTTCTTGGCCTTTTTGCGGTACGCCTTGAGGTCCGTGAGGATCACCGGAAGCAAGCTCGGGACGTTTTGGGCAAATCTGTGCGGCCCAAACTGTTCGTACTCAACACCCTCGAGGTTATCATACTTCGGGTCCATCACCAACGTGGAGTAACACAGGTTGTGTGCGCACATGATGGACGGGTACAGGGACGCAAAATCCAAGGCTGTGATCGGTCCGTAGTACGCACCCGTCTGCGCCTCAAGCACGGTCGCGCCTTGGTATCCGTCCTCTGCGTTAGTAGAGTCGTTCTGAGGCCTCCTGAAAGTAGGAATCACAAACCCAAGCTCACGTGCTTTCTTTGCCATTTGACTGAAAACCTTGATTTGCTGACCACGCTCGGACAAAAAGGCGAGCGGGACCCAACACGCCTTGGCCATCTCTGTGACGTTCTGGATTTGACACAGCTTGGCCATGAGCGCGTGTGGAAGCTCTGTAT